AACAACATGGTTGCCACCAATGAACGCACCAGTCCCTAGGACGGTCACTGCCGTCCCAGTTGAAGCGATCTTTTGCAGGTCCATTAGAAAGGACTACTAGGTATAGCAAGACCCAATCCAGCAGCAGGAGGTGTAGCTGCCTGATCAGCAGGTAACTTCAGATCAAGTGCTCCAGCATCCATACCACCTAAAGCAGCACCACCTAAAGCACCACCTAAAGATCCAGTGACTGCTTCAATAGCTTGAGACTTGATGTTGTCAATAATAGCATCTTGATTTACATAGATGTATGCTCCAACACCTACAATACCAGCGAGAGTTACTCCTGATATAATACTGATCGCATTAGCAATGTCGTTAAATTTCATGATTATAATTCGTAAGTTTTCTTTTCTTTACTGTTAGGATCAACAGCAATAATTTTCAATGGTGCTTGCTCAATTCTAATTGTTTGAGTAGGTCCACCACCACCGTTACCATTAACTGCGTTACCATTCTTATCCATCTTCATAGTACCGTCACCCTTCTTAGAAGCAGTCTGAATTCCAAAACTAGCTAAAACTCCTGTAAAAACCGAAGCTATAAATGTCGGATCAATTTTCTGTTGAGGAACACCAGGTATGGCGACATAGTTTAAAGTTAATATCCCTCCAGACCAGGCCAGCACAGTAATTCTGACAAATGTACTTATGATTGCTGCTTGCTCATCGGCATCGGGAAGAAGTGCTGCTTTTGCTTTACCAAGTAAACCTTTCTTCTTCTCTTCCTTTACCTCTTCTTTTATTTCATCAGTCATTATAACACACAATATGTCATTCTATTTATGCAACTATAATTTGTCCGTTCATGTAACTATGAACACCACACTGATAATAATACGTGCCAGTAGTATTAGGTATCCATGTAACAGTTTGATTATAACTTCCTTGATTAACAGCAGTAGGAGTAGTTACTTGATTACCAGAACCACTTCCTGCCTGTGTTTTAATATAGAAAGGATGATTGCTGGATACACTTATAGCAAAATTAATTGTATCCCCAACATTTAAATTAATAGTAGCACCAGTATCGTTATTATGTGATGTTTGGCGATCCTGTCCAGTGAATGAATAATTACCACCACTATAAACTACATTATAATTAAATGTCTTAGCAGATAGATCAGTTGGTAGTCTCCTATAGAACTGATTGACTCTAGGATACAGTTGTACCTGTCCTCTTGCCGTTACCTCTTCATGTCTTCTATGTCCTTTAAGTTGATCTTTATACCACCCACCCATATATCCTGTGTCTGGTCTTGTTTTCTGAGATCTTAATTCAACTATATCACTATCAAAAAATAGTCCACCATTACTTCCACGACATGTTGCATCAGAAAAGTCTCCACCACTGACATCAAATGTCATGTCACCTACCTTACTAAACTGTTGGATATAACCAAGTACATCACTATTAGTGAACCTTGTTTTACCTGTTGCTATACATGCTGCAACACCAGCAACCTGTGGTGATGCCATACTAGTTCCACTAATAGGATAGTAATAATTTGAACCACCATACTTACCATCAGATGTACCTTGATTATTAAATACAGATACAATACTAACTCCAGGAGCCCATACATCTATACGAGGACCAAAGTTTGAAAAACTTGCTCTACGAAAATCAGAATTTATATCAACAGCACCCACATTAATTACACCAGGAGTATTGCAAGGACTAGATCCTCTTTGAAAATATGAAGTTCCATAACCATTCAAGACGACTGTATTATTCCAATCAACATATGATGGGGCAGTTGAATCAGATGATGCCATATAGAAATCATTGTTGCCAGCAGCACCAATAACAACTACACCATCTTCAATAGCATCCTCAACATCTGCATTGATAGCAGCGTAATGATAATTAAATTTTCTTTTGTATGAACTAATACCAAAATCCTGTTCTAATCCATTCATATTCCAACCAGATGGGTTTGGATTACTACTATTGTATACAGTTCCTCTATAACTTACACTACTAACTTCATTAATCTGAATACCATTATCAAAAAGACTTTCTAAGTTACTACTATAACCCCAACTATGATTAGTAATGGTAGGATTTCTTGATCCTGTTTCTATATTGATTGGTTTATTTCTATGAAATGCTCTTAGATAATCAAAGCATAACAGAACAGGAACTGGTGTTCCTAAGTTAGATGTATTACCTAGAACCTGTAAACTATAAATGTTTGCGTCAGGAGCCCAACCATAATGTTTACCAGCAATAGTTCCTGCTACATGGTTACCATGATATTCTGTGTTAGTTGCATTAGTAAAATAATTTGGATAAGGAGCATTAGGAATACTGGTTCCATCATCATCAATACTAGAAACATAAGAATTCAACTCAGTATACCAATCATACATCTGGAATCTGTCGCTATTATCCGTCAACGATTTCCAATCTTCACAATCAAAAGATACAGGATCATCTACAATTACTACATCAACATGCTTTCCAGTATTAAAAACATCTACATTATCTGTTTGAGAACCACTACCCCATGATCCTTTCCTTCTCTGAACATCAGTACCTGCTACATGCAACTTACCCCAGTCCTTATCATCCTGTTGATAGGTTCCACTCTTACGAAATAAACCAGCATGTCCATACGGAGTGCTATTAATTTTATCTACATCAACGGAATTGTGTCCTAACTCAAGGTATGGTATTTCTTCTGGCGATAACTCAACTGCTATGACTCTACTATCCTTTCTTAATTCTACTGCCTGATCTTCTGTCATATAATAATGAGTGTTCCTACTAATAGGACGCTTCATCTGTAGGGTAAATCCATCTGATTCCATGTCAGAATAGAACCCATCCAAATCATCTCTCTTCTGAAGAGTAACAACGTAAACTTTATCTGCCATTATTAAACCTCTAGTTTAACAAAGTGTAATGTCACGGTAATATCTTGAGTACCACCTGATTTATTAACAACCTTAATTTGAGCATCTGTAGTTGGTGTGCTCTCATCATTATATCCTATAGTTCCAGGAGTAATTCTTTGCTTACTGCCATCACTTGTTATCACTTCAGCAATTACACCTGAACCTGGTAATGGATCAGTAGTTTCATTCCTAGAAGAATCATTAGTTCTGCTTGCGTTATCAGTATAAAGAGTCACCCATGCAGCATGAGATGTTTGAATAGCATGTAAAGCATAAGTCTTTGCTGCTGTTATAGTAATGTTTGCAATACCACCATTGGCTAAACCAGCAGAAGTTGCTTGTGCTGTTGTTCTAGCTTCAAGTCCACTAGCAGCACCTCCAGCACTAAGAACATTAATTGTTCCAAACATGGATGTGTGTGCTGTACACTGATAATACAATGTATCAGGTGCATCCATTGGGACTAGGAATGTTAATGTGCTTCCACCAGCAGCATCTTGATTCGTTACACCATCATTATATGCTGTTCCTCCATTGACTTGAGCAACAGTAGACTGAATTCTAAATGGGTGACCACCAGTATCATTCTTAAACTTATAGGTCTGACCTCTTACCAAATAGATTGTAGGATCATTGGCAGGGGTTGGGAATCCATCGCCAGCAAATATATAATCTGTACTACCATTTGCTGTTAGAGTCCACTCAATTTCTGGAGCAGCAGTTAATACACCAGTATCATCGTCTGCTACTACCCAAGCACTTCCATTATACTTAAGTATCTTGTTGGTTGCTGCTCCAGATGTATTAACATCCCCAAGATCATTTAAATTAGCAACAGGAGATGATGCTGATAGTACACCAGTAGCATTATCAATTGCTAAATTATTTCCTACCTTGATACCACCCTTGACGGTAGCACTAGCAGTAGGTAATACATATGCAAGGTTTATTCCTTGACACTTCCATGTGGTTCCATCCCATGACCAGGTAACACCAGCAGCAGTATGAGAGAATGACCCATCCGTGGGTTGACTTATTGTTGAAGGAAAATTTATGTTTGCCATTTATTCTTAACCTATTGCTACGGTTGCTTTCCAAACAGCACCAAAGTATATAGCTTTGACAGTGAATGTGTTGGTTGTGTTTGCTTCTGTTGTACCAGTGATTGATGCTTGTGTTGCATCAGCACCGTCAATACTTAATGTAGTAAGAGTACGTGGTGTATTACCTTGTGGTACATAAACTGTGAACTCAACCACAGTACCCTC